GTCATAAGGCACTTTGCCGTTTAACCAATCTTGTCTTGCTTCGCAACCGCAATCTTCTGTTACTGCTTCAACTACCGCTTTAATTCCTGTAAATTTAGTAATTTTTGCAACAGTATCGCCTAATCCTCTGCTTTTTTCCATACCAAATTGTTGTTATTTTACTTGGTTTTATTTTGTGTAATCTTTATTGATTAAATCATACGTCATATAAGCAACCGTACCTGCGCCTAATACAACGCCTATTGCCATACTTCCTAATACAGTTACCAAAGCCCCTTTACCTAAACTATATCCTTTAGAATAAGAGAAAATAGCAAGACTTAAAGGCACAACCAATAAAACTACTGCTCCATTATTTGAATCCTTTGCCATATACTTAATTATTAAGTCGTTGAGTATTTTTTACCCATTGCTTTTTTAACATTGTATTTTACTTCTTCTACGTCATCTACCAAATTAAGGAAATCATCGTTTGGTTTTTTCTCTTCGTTCAATTTAGCAATTGCTTTTCTGTAATATGTAATTCCATATATTGAAAATGCAATCAAAAGCCCGAATACAAGCAAACTTTTAAAATCCATTGGTTTTTGCGACCCCATACTTTCAAATACATCATCGCCACCACCTGACGGTGCAACGGGTGCGGGTGCTACGGGTGCTACTGCTACGGGAGCGGGTGCTACGGGTGCTACTGCTACTTCTGTTTCCATAATAATTTATTTATTAAATTTTTTATATGCTAAATATGCAATTACCAATCCTCCTAAAATTAGTAAATTAGTTTTGTTTTTTTCTAAAAATGTTTGAGGAGCGACATCTTTATTATCAGGATAATCTGCCCCTAATCCCTGTTGTTCAGAATTTATAACTTTCACACTTTTATCTAATGTAACTTTAGAATCATCAGGAACTAATTCTAATTCTTTTTGGAAATAAGAGTTGTTTTTAACATCTCTAATGTTACTCAAAAATATAGGATATTTGTCAGTATCTTTTTTTAAAGAAATTTGAAAACTATTAGGAAAATCTTCATTTTCTCCACCATTAAATTTTAATGGCTCTGCCTCCACAATAGTACCTTTAGGTATTGTATAAAGAAGTTTGTCTTTAATTTCTTTAGTTCCATCTCCGCCTGTTAATTCAGGTGCAGGAACAGTTTTATAACTATACTGACTTGCTTCAATTAATAATTTATACTTTGCCATAATTTCTATTTATTAAATTTTTTATATGCTAAATATCCTAAAACCAATAAGCCAACTATTAGTAAATTGGTTTTATTTTTTTCTAAAAATGTTTGTTCTCTTACTAACATTTCAGGAACTTGAAATACCCCATTATAATAAACTAATTTATTATCTTCTGTAAAATTATTCGGAGTAATTATTTCAACATTATATGCTCTTGCTTCGGGATTTACACCTGCATTTGTAGGCACTAATTTACCCTCAAAAACATCTCCTTTTTTAAATTTGTGTTTTAATTTTATTGAGCGAACATCGTGACGGCTTTCGTCACTTGGTGTTGTGCCAATTGCCTCAAAATCTTCTTTAAATATATATTTTGCCATAATTCCTATTTTTTATTTTTAAATGCTCTAACAATTAAAAATAGTCCTGCTAACATTCCTATTCCTGCATAAATAATTTTATGGTCTTGTAAATGCTGAACAAATTTATTTTTACTTGACTCTACTGCAACGGGTCTATTATCTTTAGGTTTTTTTCCTGAATTAATAACAACTTCGTCAAGAACAATATTATCGTCTAATAATTTTATTTTTTTACCTTGAAGTTCTTTAGCCTTAAAAAATTGAGGCTTGTACCCAACGTATGATATTTTAAATTCTGAATCAGGTGTAATTGAATTATCTTCTATAACAAAATTTCCGTCCAAGTCTGCTTCGTCTGCCATTTTATTGGCAAATTCTCCTGATACAATAGTGACATTTGCTAAACCCATAGGCAACCCGTCAATATCTAAAACTTGTCCAAATATCTTCATTATGCTTTTCCTCCTGTTATTCTTTTAATCGTGTAATAATTAACTATTGCGCCTAATGTAAAAGACACAATGCCTACTACAACAAATATTGTAGATAAATGCTGATGTGTTTTAGCACTTGCATCTTTCTTATTTTGCTCATCAGTTTGTGCGCCTGTTTGACTACTTTGAACTGCTCCTACCATAATAATAATATAATGAAATTCCTGCTATTATTGACAATATCCCTAATGCAATATAATTTTTGTATGCTTTTACTGCTAAACCAAAACTTCCGTCATTTAACCATTCTTTAGGTAGTTTCTCTAACATTGTTTTTTTAACTTCCCAAACTCTTAATTTTCCATCTTTTACTTGGCGGAAAGCAGGGTTTGCATTGTATATTTTTTCTGCACTTAAACCACCTCCCTGAATAATCCAATCATCGGGCTTACCAATTGCAGGTGGGAAAAATACCGCAAAATAAGTGTCAATATATGTTTTATATTTTCCTTTGTAAAGGTTAAAATATTTCTCTACAAAATCTAACTGCTTAACTGCCGACATTTTTTGTAATTCCTCTTTAGTTGTTCCTAAAGTTTTTCTTGCACTTGCACCAAACTGAATTAAACCAACGTACCCCAAAGAGTTTGTAATAGACGGACTAAATGTACCTGCCGTTTCAAAGTGCATAATAGCCATTAACCAATTAGGGTCAACGCCTATTCTTTTCGATACTTCTTTTACCTTTTCTACAAAAGGTGTCCTGATTGAAGCAGGTACTTTATTTTCGTATATTAATGCCATTTACCACAATATTTTATCCGCATACCAACCATTTGTTCCCGTTTTTTTACGGTCTTTTTCGTGACGAATCTTATATAATCTTCTTCTTTCCTTTGCATATCCTTTCGGATAATAGCCTTTTTTTTCTTTTTCCAAATAGGTAGGGTAATCATTCATACCCAAAGCCCCTATTGAAGCGACTTTTTTACCGTTTTTAAAAACATCAATTTTTTTAAGCGGGTTAGTTGAGGGTTTTATTTCAACTCTCAACTTATCTGCTTGTGCTTTTGAATATGGTAAAATCTTGTAAGCCATTAATTAAATATTTTTAATTAATTACCTACCGTACTTGCTATTGCTCTATACCCCTCTTTACAATCCCTTGTATCAGACATATAAATTTGACCTCTTTCATTTCTGCAATAATACTTTTTTTTATCCTTTCCCATCGCATTAAAAAATCCGTCTGAATTTCTCTTTGGTTTTTGTACATAAGCAACAATTGCAATCACACCAAGTAAGGCTAAACCTCCAAATATATATTCTGTTTTCATATTTTTTATTTATTTATTAATTATTTTCATCAAACACATAAGTTTGTTTTGTTTCGTCATACCTAATTTTCTTTAACTCTTCTTCGGTAAAATTTCTTCTGAAAAAACCTACTATGGTCATACTTCCGCTTTTTTTACCTACCGTAAGGTATCTTTTTAATTTTTTTACCTTATCTCCCTCGCCTGTTTTTGTTGAGTCTGTATTCCCCTCAATAGTTTCGCAATAATTTGTTTTTTCGTCTAAAATTTGTACAATTATTCCTGTATGTCCTCCTTGTGTTCTTTTAGCACAAAAAATATCTCCTACTTGTAATTTTCCACTTTTAAAAGCAATATACTTTTTATCTCCTTTTTTATTTAAGTTTTGTACATTAATTAAATTTTGTAATGCACTTCCACCTATATTTTTTGACAACCACTCTTTATCAAAAGAAAATAGTTGCATCAATACTAATTTAACATAATAAGCACACCACGCTTGACTTGACTTCCAACCAACTGCTTTCATCATTGCTTCAAAAGCACTATCAACAAATCCTACATTCGCTCTTCCTTTGACTTTTTTTTCTAATTGAGATGCAAAGCCTGTATTTTCCAAAAAACCTAATAGTTTAGCAAATACGAGAGGTATATTTGGAAATAAATTGGCGGTGCTATTTCCACCATTAGGATTGTTTTCATTTTCTTCTCCCATAACTTTTACTTTATATTTGGGTCATTAAAAACATCATAATCCTCAACTATTTCCTTAACATCATTTTTGTAAATTATCGAAATCTTTTTTTCATTGGCTTTTCTCGTAAGATACATAGTCAAAGCAAAACCGCCAACACCAACTGCTACTAAACCCGTAATTAATAATATTTTTTTACCGTTAGTCATATTTTGTAAATAATTTATTTAGCCCCACAACCACAACCACCTGTTGCGCTGAAAAAACCCTCTGAATTTTTCTTTGGTTTATTGTAATAAGCAATTAATGCTATTACCCCTACAATTGCTAAACCCCCTATGATGTATTGCTTATTCATATCTTTTATTTTTTAACACTTAAATTATTTTTAAACCACAAATCTAAAAATCCATTTACACCCAACATTTTTAATAAATAACCTCTGCTCTCTAAAGGTATTGTTTTGTTATTAAGTAATTGCTCTGTTGTTAATTTACCTTTAACTTTGTTTCTCATAGAATAATAACCTGCATTATAAGAAACCATTACTTTATTTATACTTGCAACATCGCCGTCTTTGAACGCTTCTAAAAGCCATCTTAAAACCGCAGTACCTATTGCTATGCTGAATTCAGAATTATTTTGTAATGCCCTGCGTATTTCACTTTTTACCGCCGAACTCGGCAAGGTATTAGCGTTGAAATTTTTACTTGACGGAATCGCTTTATTAAAAAACGCTTTTGCTTTTGCAGATAACGGAGAGTCAACCATTACTTGCCACTTAACAAGTATTTCCCAAACTGAATTTGGAGTAACCTGCATAAGACCTGTTGCATCATATTGATTTGGAGGAGCATTTTTACCACCGCTTTCAGTTGCTATAAAACTTGCAATAATTGAATTATCAATTTCAAATTCAGTCCCCCAAGTGTTAATGAAACCTAAATAATCTTTAATTATTTTATTCAATAAATTAGTATTAGCCAAAGCAACGCTTTTGTCAGAATACTTATAACTTCCCTGCACAAAACTTCTATTAACATCAGGTACTTTAACCGCTACTGTTGTGAACTTTCCCATAATTATTAGTCTAAAGGTTCTTCATTAGGAGGAGTATCATACGTTTGTATGATAACACTTCCACCTCTAATTTTTCTTACATTACGAGTAAGGTATTTCGCAAGGAAAAATCCTCCGATTGCAACACCAACAACGCCTACTGCTATTAAAATTTTTTGTGCTTTGGTCATTTATCGTTTTTTTCCAAAATAATTTATTGCTCCTGCTGAAAAGACTAATAAAAGACCTCCTGCAATTAAGCCACCCCAACCTATTCCTGATTTTTTTTTAGGGTCAGTTTTTGTGTCTTTTTCAAGTGCTTCTTTTTCTTCTAATTCTTTCTTCTCTAATTCTTCTTTTTCTTTTGCTTC